TTCTTTACACTATTGTGTGCTTCATCAAAATAGATGTTATCAACCTCAATGTCTGCCTCCATGACACGATGCAGGGAGTTGTAAGAGGTGAAGATGATAACATTCTCACCTTCTGCGCGAGCAGTATTAGTGAATACGTGAATGTTGTCTGCATTGGTTGTAGAATAGTGGTCGGTTTCACCACTATGAACGTGCATCACATGCGTGTGAGTTGTATCAATCAACTCAAGGAATTCACTACACAGTTGTTCTGCCAACAGAATACGTGGAGCAACAACAACAGTCGTCATTCCGTTGTCAATGTACTTACAATTCTCCACAACATCCTGAATCATACAGATAGTTTTTCCACCACCTGTAGGCACGATGATTTGACCTTTGTCATAGGCAAGCATACTATTAAGAATGCGTTTCTGATGTGGACGAAGGGTCAGGGTCATTCGTGTTCCGTTCATATAAGTACAATACACAAAAAAACCACTCCTGTCAAGGGGTAGTGGACATTTCAGATAATGTCACACCTTAACAATCAAGATCTCATGTGATTCTTTTTTGTTATGTTCAACACCTCTCTCTTTCTTATACTTTCCTACTCGTGTTTCACCTGCTTGATAAGAATAATGCCACTCAGGATAGTATAACTCAAAGTCAGAATAGTATTCACGAATTGTCTCACAATTATTATAAGAAAGAATAAAATTACCTTTGTGATTGTGTAGTTGATCTCTCAACTTTTCATGATCAAATCCTGTATGATGCACATCAATGTTGCAATTGGGATACATTCCCTTCAACATTTTGTTATCAGAGTCTTTATCCAAATAATATGGAGGATCTAAGTAAATCAAATCATTCGGATAGTTTGGGATAACTTGATCGAAAGTTTGCTCCTCCACATGTAAACTAGGATTGTGATAAGACCTGATATAATTCACCATCTTATCCCATTTTGTTTGACTTTCATATATCTTACTCATCCACCCCATATACATCGGACCATAAGAAAGATTATGATTGAAGTAATAGTATGCAGCAGCAGTGATGTTATCTAATTGGATTGATTCACGTTTGTAGTGATCTGTTTTCCAATCTTTGAGCATTTCTTGTGTGTAATCCCACCGAACTAATTGTTCTTTGATTTGAATATATTCTTCTTTAGTAGGAGTTAGTTTCTGGAGTGCATCTGCAAACTCATTAGGTGAATGTAACAGTACATTCCAGAAGTTTACGAGTGCATGAAAGATGTCAAATCCATACACGGGAATGTCAAGTTCTGATGACCACTTTGATTCTAAAGAACCTCCCCCAATAAAGGGGGAGATGATTCGTTTAGGATATGGAAGTTTAGGAATATATTCAGTTATGATTTTATATGCTTTAGACTTACCACCAGCATATCGAATTGGTGTCTTCATACTCTAGGATCTGCAAATTTACTTGAAATTTTGATTGCATCAGCGATAGTTTCCTTTCCAATGCGATACGCAGCAGCGAAACTTTGGGCATCAGCATATTCTGCATACTTATCTAAGACATAGTATAGCACATAACGATTAGATTTTCTATCTGTATATGGTTTTACCAAACCATCCTGAGAGATAATCTGAGAGAGAACTTTGGTAATGTAATCATAGAATTTCTTCTTCCTTCCATTAGTCAAAGTGTCAATAAACTCTTGCAATAAGACTATCGAACGAAGTGCAGTTCCGTTTACATATTTTGCTTTTGGAAATAACTTTTTCCAAAGATTGTAACCTTTCAGAATTTTGCTAAAATTGTCACTATTGTAGTCAACTGTCATGAACCAAAATTGATAGAAACCTTTTAGTTCAACTGGAGGATCTTTCTTATCTTCTTCATCATCTTCATCTTCATGAACAGCACCAAATGTTCCATCAACAACTAGATCTAATGACATGAGAACTTGCTGAACCCATAACGCTTCAGGTACTTTCCAAACAACTCCTGCACGAATCTCTTCTAGTTTTGTGAGTTTCTTTCTAAAAGTATTAAGTTCAGTAAAAATTTGTGCTTCTGTTTCTTCACATTGCTGAAGAGTATAACCTTCGGGATGCCTAATGACAGCACACATATACGGGTCTTCTACACCACTTTGAAGATACTTGATACCCTTGTGTTGTCCATCAATAACTCTCGAACCACGTTCTGATTCAGGAACAGAATCAGGACGAATAGCAATGACCATCGGGAGAAGTAGTGACCAATTCATTTGTCCCTGCTTTTTAATTGACGCAGCAGAAATCAATCTTTGGTATTTTTCTTCTGGAACAAGTGCTAACACCTCAGTGCGTGTCAGTTCAATGTATTCCAGTTTTTCACCTATTGCTCCAGTTGGAACATTTAAATAGGCAAATTGTTGGGCGAGTTGCCCCAATGTTTTAGACATGATGATACCTCTTTGGTATTAGTTGAATGTTGTACACACTACTTTGTGTATACGAGTATTATATATCAGATTAAAAAATTTGTCAAGCAGGTACAACCATAGCAGTAAGATTGTCTTTAAGAAAATCATAAAGACCAGCAGTACGAACACCATGATTCATAGAACCGCAGTGATCTTTACCACCACGAATCTCAAGATAGAAAATCTCTTTGTCATTAGTACGAATTACGATTTTAGCACCTTCAGTAACATGAACTTCATAATCGGAGTTGACATATAGATTTACAACATCTTTCATATCATAAACATATGCGTCAGCATCAACTTCTTTCATGATAACCAAACGATTAGCATCATAACTATCACTAAAAACTTTTTCAATAACAATACGAAAGTTATCTTTATTACGCAACCACTTGGCAGCATTATTTGCAGTAGATTTAAACTTAGCAAACAATTCAGTGTCTACCATATCATTATTCTGATACTTGAAGAGTCGATGATCGTAACCAGCAGATTGAAATTTGTATAGAAAACTATCAGATCCATAAATGATTTGACTTCTATTCAGACGAGAAAGAAATAACTGAATGTTAGTAGCAGCACCTTTTACTGAATCACGATAACTCTCTTTAATAACATCAGGTTTTTGAGTTCCTTTAACTACTACACCACCGATGCGCTTTGCATATACATCTTCTTTCTTATGACCACGAACTTTAACCTTAGATGCCACAGCACTGGTGGGAGCATGACGGGATCCTTTGTAACCTTGAACGATTGCCATGTGCTTGCTTGTGTCGATGTAGATATTATAACGCACAGAGAGACCCCTAGGAGACCCTCTGTGCCACTTGTTCAATCGTCTGCGTCGTCTTGCACTTCTTCTACTTTCTTTGTTACTTTCGGACCCTTCTGAACCCGATCAGTCTCATAAAAGAATGCTACTCTCTCACGACGTGCTTGCACTAACATATCATATTGTTCTTGTTGATCTTTAGTGTACTTGAAATCTTGTTGCCTCCAAGTTCTACGAAGATCTTCAAGATGAGGCAGAACGTTGACAGTTGAGGTGGGGAAGTTCATATCAAACAGTGTAATTGTTGTTGGTAAATTCGTCGAGTTGGATGTTCATCTTTGATTCATTTTCTTCGAGTTCTGTGATGTCGAAGATTTCTCCCGGCATGTCTTGAATCTCGTTCCAAAGATCGTCCATTAGTGTTGTTGTTTGTGTGAGATGTGTGGAGTTTATCATCAGCAGTAGAGTTGCCAACTGACTCACTTAGGAGTGATGAATGGGTGTCCTGTTCCCCTCCACTCAATTAATATACACGGGTTTGGTGTCCTGTGGGAGATTAGTGTGCCACTAACCGAACTGGACTATCACCTTCACCACCTCCATCAATCCATTCTTTGCACTCTGTCCACCACTTATCATACCTTTTCATATATTCATCTAAACGAAGTACAAATTCTCTACCGAAAATAAACCATTCACCTTTGAGTCTAATATCGGAGAATATTTTATGCAATTCAGTTTCAGTTTCTTTATCGGTACAAAAAGAATACAATAATTCAATAGGACCATGGCAAGATGTTTGAATAGTTTCCATACGTTTTTGAATGTCAGTAGTCCTTCCAATCTTTACTGCACCATCATGACAAATAAAATACACAGAACAAATATCCTCAATCTCATGAATACACTGCAAATAACCAATATTTCTAATAATACTAATCTCAGGGAGAAAACTTGGTTGCCTCATCATGATTGATTTGTTTGACCTTGTTAATATAC